GACTTGAACAAGGACATCAAGCACAATCTAGACGAAGAATACTATCCACTAGTGGATGCTATCCGTGCTAACATTGTAGAGTATACCGCATTGGATGAGCAAGCTCGTTTAGAGTGGGTACGCAATTATATGGAGGCAGTATGAGATGTGAAGATGAAAGTCATCTGCCCGTGGCAGAACAGAGCCTAGTGTTCCGGTTATATAAACGGGCAGAAATACGCAGGCAGATTCCTGGTAGGTTAGCAGTGGTAGAAGGTAAACCCGACAAGATTGCTAACTTACTGGAAGAAGCCGCATTAGAAATTCAAAGGTTACAAGCAGTTGTAACCGAAATTAGTAAACATACAAAAGGAAGGGATAATTTTCAGCCATGAAATGTTATCAATTAATTGGAGTACCAGGTGCTGGAAAAAGTACTTGGATTAAAAATCAAGATTGGGCAGTAGATTTGCCAGTAGTGTCCACTGACAATTTTGTGGAAGAATACGCCAAAGCGCAGGGTAAGACCTACAACGAAGTATTCAAGGACTATATGCCAATCGCTGTTCGTTTGATGGCCAACCAAGTGGAAATCTGTAAGGCCAATGGCGTAGATATCATTTGGGATCAAACCAGCACCAGTGTAAACAGCCGTAAAAAGAAGTTTAATATGTTGCCAGACTACGAACATATCGCTGTGGTGTTTAAGACTCCTGAAGCAGACGAATTAGCTCGCCGTTTGGCCAGCCGTCCTGGAAAGAATATTCCAGACGATGTTATGCGTAGTATGATTGCTAACTTTGAAATGCCTTCCGAAGAAGAAGGATTCAAAGAAATCTGGTATACTTGACCTTGGTCAGATAACTATACTTTTAAGGAGTATGTTATGGTAGCAAAGAATGATATCACAGGAGACTCAATACAAACCAAGGGAGTCACCGAAGATTATCGTACCAATTACGATAATATTTTTAGAAAAAATAAAAAAACAGATGCAGAGAAGTTTGACGAAGCAGTGATGAAAGATGAGTTCTACGATTTGGACAAATCGGATAAGAAAGATTCCACGTAACGTTGACTTTACAGTTATAAGACTGTATAATTGTAAGCATGGACTATCTAATTATTGCACTTATTTTATTGGCTCTGCTTCAAGTTAAGCATTGGTATATTGACTTTGTAAATCAAAATGACGAAGAGGTCAAGCACAAGGGAATTTATCTAGATTGGCTAGGTGTTAAACACAGTTTAAAACACGGATTTGGCACAGCAATTATTGTATTGTCTGTGGCTAATTTTAATGTGGCACTGGCCATGGGTGCATTAGATTTTATATTACACTATCACATCGATTGGGCTAAAATGAACTACGGTAATCGAGACATTACCACCAAAGCATTTTGGAATCATCTGGGTCTTGATCAAATGGCTCATCAACTCTGTTATCTTTTAATCATCTTTATTTTGGTATAATACATGGCACAACACTTAATGGTCGACTTGGAAACACTCGACACAAAGACTTCGGCAACAATTCTTACACTAGGAGCAGTAAGGTTTGATCCTTACAATGAACAGCCTATGAAAGAATTATATCTGCGTGTGGAAATTGATAGTCAGGATGCACTAGGGTGTACAGTCAGCGATGACACACTAAAGTGGTGGAATCAACAAAATACAGATGTAATGGAAGAAGCATTTGATCCACGCAATCGTGTTCCTATCCATGAAGTAATTAATCAGTTTCATTCGTTGGCTTGGGGCTGTAGTCATTTTTGGAGTCATGGTGCTACATTTGACTTGATGATCTTACAGAACATCTATGACAAATTGGGTCGTGCATATCCTTGGAATTTCTGGGAAATGCGAGACACTCGTACACTGTTCGAATTGGCAGATCCCGACATGCCCCAAGACAGCAAGCATAATGCGTTAGAAGATGCCAAACGGCAGGCAATTGGAGTGAGAAATGTCTACAGAAAAATTGGATTTACCGGATACAAACGCTAAGATCAGCTCTAGTCCAGAGCGTCATACTTTTCAAGCAGATGGTTATGTAGCCCGCTGTGAGGAAAAGGGCGAAAAGCCCAACGAAGATTATTTGAACATGTACAAGTCTTTTCGAGAACAAGACGAAGAGAATATGGTCAATCCGGCATGGCAACAGAATAATCTAGAGTATGATCTTCGTAGCACAGACTGGATATTGGCCAAGGCTCGTACTCGCGATTCTTATGCTCAGAACCTTTATGCGGCCATGTGCAACATGCGATTTGTACGCAAAGAACTATTCCCTTATTTGCGACAAGATCCGGATCGCGATTTGTGGAGTGCAAGTTGGCGTAGCGCCGGAGGCATTGTAGCGGATATGCTACAGAAGGGCGACTACATTGATTGGTACTGCTCTGGAATGGGCGGACTTAGCGGTTATGACAAGGACAGTGAAACATACGAAGAATGGCAGGTCCGCACTAAGTATGTTCCAGAAGGTGTTGTAACTGAAGAAATAGAAGCAGATTTACTCAAACTAGGCTGGATTCCTGTACCCTGGGACGATGATTAAACTACAAATTTACCCGCTACGGCGGGTATTTTTTTGACTCGACTTTCTATATGCGTAATAACGCTAAATATAGGATAAGCGAGGATTTCCCATGGCATACCAACCATTAAATTTAGGCGGCGGCATTAGTAGAGAACCGTTAGGATCAGCCTTACAGAAGATTGACACAATGATCAGCGAATTGTACACTACAATTCCAGAAGGTGACTTTTCAGCAGTATCTCAGAACATTGTTCCAGACGGCGATATAGTATACAATTTAGGTAGTCCAACAAATCGTTGGCATAGTTTATATGTTGGTTCGGGCTCTGTTTACATTGGCGATGCTAAGTTATCGGCAACCACAGACGGTGCTATTATTCTTCCAGGCGTGTATGATCCTACCGGGCATCAAGCAGTTGAGGTATACGCTGAACCTGGAGTTGGTCAAGAAAGAACATGGGGAGCGCCTCAGAACGTAAAATTAATTGACGCATTTACTTGGGCCGCACTAGGTGGTATTCCTGGAACACAGATTCCATCAGGATGGGAAAGAGCAACTTATTCTGCAACACTGGACAATGAAGGTTATATTAGCGGTGGTTCGGTTGTTACTGGCGGCAACGAATATTCGGATACTGATATAAACGGCGTAAACGATGTTGCTACAATATGTACAGATTATATGTATGTTTACATTGGCCTGTCAGCAGATCCGTTTTCCCCATTTGCGGCTGGTGATTGGACACAGGTTCCGTTTGCAGTACGTTGTCAAGCAACCGGTGTGGTGCTCAGTGAAGTAATTGGCCAGAGTGTAAGTTATAATGACTTAGTTGACCTTCCTAATCAAGATTTAAACACCACAGACAGTGTAGAGTTTAATGTCATCACAGCAACATCTGTAGATACTCCGTTATTAACTAACAGCGGCAATTTAGGAATAACTGTTGGTAGCAATTCATGGACCCTTGATACACAGGGCGTGATGTATTTTCCTAACATAGCAAAGTTTACATCGAGTAATCCTGCGTGGCCTTCCACTGTCGGGTTCGCATCTGGTATTAATAAATTCTTAATTGATAGTGTTACTGATGTTGTAATTCAAACAGACAATAACGGTGACGGCAATTTACCACAATGGACATTTGCAACAGATTCATCGTTAACGCTACCAGCAGGCGGTACTGTTAAATTTGACAATGGTACATTGGCTGTTGGCAGTTATACTAGAAACAGTAACGATCCATTTGCAATCAATGTTGCCGATACTTCAGGCAGTATTACATTAAACTGGGGTGTAAGTCACAGTGCATATTCTAACAAAATTATATTAAACAACAATGGTGTTAAATTAACCACAAGTAGCACCAAGGATTTTATATTTGGTACAGACGGATCAGTAACATTACCAAACAACAGTATTATTAATGCTGGTAGTGCCGCTAATGGACAAGCATCTGTTGGTTGGAAAGAATTCTTAGCAGGTCCGACAATTGGTTGGGGATTATATGCTGAGAACGATATCTACATTCAGACATTCAATGACATTACTAAACCAACATGGGTATACAAAGAAAACGGCACAACAAAATTTCCAGGGTTTACTTTCCCGGCCACAGACGGAACCACTGGACAAGTTTTAGCCACTAACGGTTCTGGCATATTAGCATGGACCACAATCTCAGGTGGTGGTGGCGGTACAGATATTTCAACTGCCAGTGTTAATGATTTAGCAGACGTTACAGTATCTGATCCTACTGTAGGACAAGTATTAAAATGGAACGGTACTGCTTGGATCAACGACACAGACGCAAACAGCGGCGGTGGAGGTGGAGGAACACTATCCACAAGAACGACACGAGCTATAACAACAGCATCTTTGGCCAACGGTGCCAGTGCTAGTGCTACAATTACAGGCTTCAGTGGTTATGCCTTATTGAGTATTCAAACATCTGCGGCGGCGTGGGTAACTGTTTACACATCCTCTGCGGCACGTACAGCAGATGCAGGTCGTGCAATCACAGACGATCCTGTACCAGGTAGTGGAGTACTTGCTGAAGTAATTACCACAGGCGCACAAACACAGACATTTACTCCGGGTGTTTTTGGTTATAATGATGAAACAATTCCTACCACAGACATACAAATTAAAGTAGTTAATAGAAGTGGCGCATCTGCGGCTATTACTGTAACAGTAAAATTATTACAATTGGAAGCATAATATGACAACACCTATTCCGCACTTAGGTAATCCCGCCGACCAAAGTCTAAAAGAATATATTGTTACATTAAAAGATTTTAAGGATTCCGACGGCTTCTACGAAGACATGGAGACCGCCGGTGGAAGTTTATACATTCCAGATAGAATGGTAGAATGTATTAATCGTAGACCTATTAGTCGTAACACTCACTACATGCTGACCTACGATGAAGCGGCGCTGATTAAAGAAGATCCAAGAGTGTTCACTGTTGAATTAAATCATTCAGACTTGGGCATTGTTATCGGCTGTGATGGATTTACACAAACTAGTTCTAACTTCGACAAACGGGTGGCCAGCGATCCTGCCGACATCAATTGGGGATTATTACGTCTAAATAGAAAGACTGATATTGCCGACTGGGGCGTCAGTGGAACAATTAACCAATCGGCGACCATTATTATGGATGCCAGCGGCAAGAACGTTGACGTAGTTGTCATGGATGACGGTGCTCCATACCCTACAGTTTATGAATATGCACAGAACCCAGATGGTACTGGATATAGTCGCATGGTCGAATACAACTGGGAACAACATAACCCTGTGGTAACCGGGGGTGCTGCCGCCGAGTACAGTTATCCTGGAGCACGATTACAGGAGCACGGTGCTCATACTACCGGAAATTGTGCGGGCAATACACAAGGATTTGCTCGCGATGCAAATATCTACAATATTACATTCTATGACAGCGTTGACTATGTGCGCGAGTTTCATAAAAATAAACCAATCAATCCATTAACTGGTGTTAAGAATCCCACAGTTATGAATAACAGTTGGGGATATCGTTTAAACGGTATCAGCGAAGCCAGTATTAGTTCTGTATTCTATAGAGGTGTTACATATACTCGTCCAACTACAGGATGGACCACAGCAGACTTGAACACCTTTAGAATTAGAACAGGTGCGGCACTGCCAACACAGAATGCTGCCACTGATGCGGACATGATCGAAGCCATGGCTGAAGGTGTTATTATCGTAGCCAGTGCTGGTAACAGTTATTGGTACGAAGATGTGCCAGGTGGTCCCGACTACGACAATTACATGATTTACGGCGGTACAAGTTATTATATACATCGCGGCAGTAGTCCTGGCGCGGCCAACGGTGGCACAGAAGGCACAAAAATAATCTGTTCAGGTGCTATTGGCCAGCACGACGAAACTATCGGAGCCAGTATATATGCATCAACCGGCATCGAGCAGGGTGACTATAAAGCAGAATTTAGTAATTACGGACCACGTGTAGATGTGTTTGCGCCAGGCTCAGGAATACAAAGCGTATGGAATAGTGGTGCTGGGTTATACGATGCAATAGCGGCCACTGATCCACGTGTTACTGCATTAGGCGGATCAGATACTGTTAATAATAATTATAAAAAATGTCCAGGGACTAGTATGAGCTGTCCAAATACTGTGGGAGTAATTGCCTGCTATGCAGAAAAATATCCCCGTATGACACAAGCAGATGCTCGTGCATTGATTGCCGCAATTAGTACAGATACTGTATTGAGTACAAATGGTGGGACATTCGACGGCAAAGATGCTGGCCATACATATAATCCAGATAGTTGCAAAAAGATGTTGTTCTTTCAAGGAACAAGACATCCGAATCAGGAAGTAGGTGGCTATTATCCAACACCATTCCCCACAGTGAACAATTGGTATCGTCCTAGCAGTGGTCAAGTATATCCAAGAAAGAAAACTCTCAACAGTTATAACAAGGCTGCTACGTTTAGTCTGGCTGTAGACGACTCAACTGTTGCCAACGGACAAACTGCCACAGTAACTTTAACCACAACTAATGTGGCCAATAATACTGTTGTGCCTTATATTATCACTGCTCGTCCTAATGCTGCCGGTGGCGCACTGACCACTACTGCATTCTCTGGTGTTTACACAGCCGATGCTGTAGTTACTGGTGTTACATTGAATACTAGACCATACAGTGGTAATAGATTTGTAACTACTGGCGTGCCTAATGGATCTAGCAGTAGCATTACAAATAATTTATTAGGTGCCTTGGCGCTGGCAAGCTCTACTCCTACGGTTCCTGGAGGACTTTCGTTCGTAGGTAATCAAGACGATGGTTACTGGACTGTGCCATTACCGTTTCCTGTAACATTCTGCGGAGCAACTTACAGTACAATTTATGTTGGAACAAATACATATATTACATTTGGAACCGGGTCAGTTGCGTGGAGCCAATTAAACGGTAGCAATCCACCTTATCCAAAGATCATGATAAGTTGCGCAGATAATAGTTGTCAAAGAATTTATTACGGTGTAGAAGGAACGGCACCAAATCGAACATATAGAATAAGATGGGAAGGAGCCGCAAGTACATCGGGCACATTAGGCTTTCCTAATATGCAATACGAAGCAGTATTCTACGAAGCCACTAATAACCAAGTTGATATACATACTGGTCTTAATGCTCGATGGTCCAACGTTACTACTACCTATCCGTTTACATCAAGTGATATAAGTGTTCCATTAACTGGATCTGTAACTGTAAGCAGTAATACAGCAACATTGCCAATAACTATAAACACATCATCATCCCTAGTGATGAATGTTCGATTGGGCATATTTCCTGCACCAAATGTTGGAATAACGGTAAACTAAAGGTTGACTTTTAATAAAGATCGTACTATACTTAACTTATGACTGAATCAAAAACTTATCTAGTTGAAGAACTATTTCATGACATTCCTGGAGATCCGGATAATATTATGTTTCAAATTCCTCCCGAAATTTGTGAAAAGATGGGATGGAAAGAAGGCGATAATATTCACATATCTGTAACAGACGGTCGTATGATCATTACCAAAAAATGAGCAAAGAAGATTTAATCGAACTGGAAGGAGTTGTTGATGAAGTACTTCCTGGAAATATGTTCCGTGTTAAATTGGAAAATGGTGTGCTTATTACTTGTTACACTAATGGACGACTTCGCCAAAATAAAATCAAAATACTACAAGGCGATAAGGTCCGAGTAGAAATGAGCCCTTACGATTTAACCAAAGGCAGAGTTACATATCGTCTTTGACTTGACTTTTAATTAAATCGACTGTATAATATTCCATATACACAATAATAATGTTGTGTATAGGTGGCCAAGAGAAGGCCTATAAAGGAAATTATATGACACAGAAGACTCACGCTCAAGTTATCAACGAGCAATACCTCAAATCGGACAGCCACTTTGTAACCCTACAAGAACGGTTGGCTGAATCATTAAAGACTGCACCACTATTTGTTGGACTACTGACAGGTGTAGTTGACGAATTTAAACGTCGTCACAAAGATTGGACTGCCTTTACAGACTTATTGTTGTGTAAAGCGATTATGGTTCCAATGGACAAGATCCTAATTGACACTACAATGCAACGTAGTCTTAATTTGCGACATGTATTGAACATCCTACAACACTTCCGTAGCACAATGACTATGGCTATTCAAGTATATGAAGACGCCAGCAAGCCCGGCTATTACATTGCATGGGACGGTCAACACACTGCAATTAGTCTTTACATCATCCTTACCAAAGTGTTCGGTGAGCGAACAGCAACTACAATGATTCCAGTTGTGGTTTATAACGTAAAACACAAATTAGAAATTCGTCGTAACTTTATTTTGTTGAACGGCGATGCCAAAGAAGAACTTGACTTCATTGACAAGTATAAGCAAATGGTATATGGTTCTAAAGTTGACGGTGCAGATGACACCGAATGGACTGATACTGCTAAAAAGAACGACTACCTTGCGAACGCAGGCTTGTTTGCCACACACAGTAAGTTTGGTGACGAAGATCAACCAGGTGCATTCAGTTTGCTGGCTGACACATTGATGAGTAAGAGTTTGAAAACACGCAAAGATCCAGATGTTACTCGTATGTTTGCCACATACTGGACTTATTTGAATCAAGAACGTGCTGTAGAACCTAAGGAAGCT